GCTCGTCACCTCTCAGCTTTTGAAGACGCGTCCTACAGCTGGCATAAGCACGCTCAGGCACGCGCTTCGGACAACACGGATGATCGCCTAGCCGTCCGTGAAAAAGTGTTGAAAGCTAGGCTCTCTCTTTCTAAAAAGGACTCAATATGAAGATGGTCTGTGTTGCGATTTACGATGTTAAGGCCGAGGCGTTTATGCGGCCTTTTTTTGTTCAACGTAAGGCGCTCGCGGTGCGTTCGTTTCAAGATGAAGTTAATCGTCCCGCGGAGGACAACCCGCTTTATCGTCACCCCGCTGATTATCGGTTGATGGCGCTCGGTGAGTGGGATGACGAGTCCGGTTATTTTGAGTCTCTTCCTCGGCCCGAGTTGATTATCGAGGCCGCCAATGTTCGTAAGGAGGTCTAGACATGTTCCGCAATAGATCGGTCGATGTTCATCAATTCGCCATGGTCCCTCGCGCGGATATTCCGCGCTCTCGTTTCCGTCGGCAGACCACGCACAAGACCACTTTCGATGCGGGCTATCTTGTGCCGGTCTATGTGGACGAAGTACTTCCCGGGGACACGTTTCGTCTCAAGATGATCGCGTTTTCTCGGCTTGCTACGCCTCTCTTTCCGGTCATGGATAACCTTCACTTGGATAGCTTCTTTTTCTTTGTCCCGAATCGCTTGCTTTGGAACAACTGGGAAAAGTTTATGGGCTCGCAGGACAATCCTGGTGATTCCATCAGCTACATTCTTCCTACCATGACGTGTCCCGCTGGCGGGTACGACATCGGTTCGCTGCAGGACTATTTAGGCCTTCCGACCGTCGGTCAGGTGGCCGGCGGAGCTACTGTTCAGCACATGTCTCTGCCGCTCCGTGCGTATAACTTGATCTGGAACGAGTGGTTTAGAGACGAGAATCTTCAGAATTCAGTTGTTGTTGATCTCGATGACGGTCCGGATTCTCCGTCGGACTATGTTTTGTTGCGTCGTGGCAAGCGCCACGATTATTTCACCTCCGCGCTTCCGTGGCCTGTGAAAGGTGGTACAGGTGTGTCTCTGCCTTTGGGCACTTCTGCGCCGGTCATCTCGACCGGAGATTCGGTCCAGTTCAATTATCCGGACCAGACTAATCAACGTATTCGCGTCGGCAACGCCTCCGATAATCTCGTGGCCGAGGCTGCAGGTGCTGGTGCTGCGACTAATTGGATTTCTTTCGGGGCCGACACCGGACTAGAGGCTGATCTCTCTGCAGCTACCGCCGCGACTATTAATCAGCTACGCCAGAGTTTTCAGATTCAAAAGCTGCTCGAGCGGGACGCGCGAGGCGGTACTAGGTACACCGAGGTTCTCTTTGCTCATTTCGGTGTGAAGAGTCCTGATGCTCGTCTTCAGCGCCCGGAATATCTTGGCGGCGGCTCGTCTCCTATCACTATCAACCCCGTTGCCCAGACGTCTGGTACGTCGGCGTCTGGTACGACGACTCCTCTCGGTACTCTTGCTGCGATGGGTACTGGCCTCGCAGCTGGTCACGGGTTTTCTCAGTCTTTTGTTGAACACGGTTTCATCATTGGTCTTGTCAGCGTTCGCGCCGACCTCACGTATCAGCAGGGACTCCGTCGCATGTGGTCGCGTTCGACTAGGTACGATTTTTATTTTCCTGCGTTCGCTATGCTGGGCGAACAGGCTGTGCTCAATAAGGAGATTTATGTCCGTGGCGACTCTAATGACGATTCGGTTTTTGGTTATCAGGAAAGGTGGGCCGAGTATCGTTATTTCCCGTCGATGATTAGTTCTCTCTTCCGTTCTACGGCTGCCGGTACGATCGATGGGTGGCACCTTGCTCAACGGTTTACGTCTCTGCCTACGCTGAACAGCACGTTTATTCAAGACACGCCTCCTGTGTCTCGTATTGTTGCTGTCGGTGAGGCTGCCAATGGTCAGCAGTTCCTTTTCGATTCTTTTTTTGATATCGATACGGTCCGCCCGCTTCCGATGTACAGCGTGCCCGGTCTGATCGATCACTTCTGATCATGTTCGACGGGATTCTTTCTGCGATTTCTCAGGCGGCGCCCTTGATTTCTGGCGCTTTTGGTTATGCTGGACAACAGGAGACTAATGAGACTCAGATTGCTTTAGCGCAGCAGCAGATGGCATTCCAGGAGCGGATGAGCAACACCGCCTATCAACGTGCGGTCGCCGATATGAAGGCGGCTGGTCTTAATCCGATGCTCGCCTATTCTCAGGGCGGTGCATCTACTCCTGGCGGAGCGATGCCTGTGATCGGCAATAAGGCGGTTGCTGCTACCAGCGCTGCTGCTGCTACAGCTCAACAACAAGTCGCGGCGGCGCAGGCCGATAATCTTCGAGCTGATACCCAGTTGAAGGGTGCTCAAGTCACTCAGACTCTCGCGAGTGCTGGGCAGCTTGAAGCTGTTCGCGACAACATTCGTCAAGAGATGCAGTCTTTTCAATTGCGCATGAAGCGTCTCGGCTGGGAGACCGACTCCGCTGAGTCGTCTGCTTTTATTCGTCGGTCGGAGCAGCAATGGTGGAGCACTCGTCAGAATTTTTTTGGCAGGCTGGCCGAGGCCGAAGCCGAGAAGCTTTCGGCCGAGGCTCGAAAGCTGGTCGAGGAGGCTCGCATTGTCGGGTTGAAGGTCCCGGAGGCTGTCGCAGAGGCTGCTTTCTGGAGGTCTCCTGACTCTCGGCCCGCGTTGTACTACCGGTATTCGCCTCGCAATGTGACAAGTGCGTTTACCGGTTCCCTCGGCGCTGCCGCTGCTGATGTGCGTGGTTATTTCGGAGGTTTAAAACCATGAAAGCTTCTGTTCCCTTCGTTCGCTCTCCGTTCAACTACGACCGCGACTCCGTGTCAGAGTCATCCGGCCTACGATGTGACGATGTTTCTCTGACGAAGCAGTCTTTCGCGGAGGAGGTCGACATCAATAACATCGTGCGCCGGTTTGGCCTGACCGGTGAGCTTCCGGTCGGTGTTCGCATGCCGACTTATGCGGACTTCACCGGCGTTTCTGATTTTCAGAGTGCGTTAAACGCGATCGTTTCAGCGCGGGAGAGCTTTGAGACCATGCCCGCTCATGTGCGGGCTGAGTTCCACAATGACCCTGCTCGCTTTGTGGATTTCTGCAGCGATCCCGGCAACCGGGATCGAGCCATAAAGCTTGGCTTGATCGTTCCTCCACCCGCTCCTCCGGGCCCTTCTGCGGCCCCTGCAGGCGTTCCGGGTACCCCCCCAGCTACCCCGGTACCGACCCCCCCCTCCAGTAACGCCTAGAAGGCTTATCCACGGCTCCCCCCCCGCCCCCATGTGGGGCGTGAGGGGGGGGAGCGGTGGGTAAGCCGCTCGTGGGACCAGTGATTCACTTGATGTAACTGGTCCCACTGACACCTTTTTGTGTCAGTATTGAGGGGTCCGGGGAGCGTCCCCGGTTTTAGAAAGGAGTTTTATGCGTCCGGTCCGAAGGTCCCCTATCAACAAGCGCCGTTCAGCATCGAAGTTCCGCCGTGATAGTCGGCGGACGAAAATCGTGAATGTCGGCCCGATGCGCGGCGGAATCAGGCTTTAGGCTTAGGTCCCGTGTGCGTTAAACCGATTGCCGCTTGGCAGAGTTCTGCCGGCGGCATTTTTTTTTATGAGGACAACCGAAAGGACCTCGTCCGCCGGCTTGATCTCCCGTGCGGCCAGTGCATTGAGTGCCGTTTGAATCGTTCTCGTGAGTGGGCCATCCGGTGCATGCATGAGGCGTCTCTATATGACAAAAACTCGTTCGTCACGCTTACCTATGCCCCTGAGAGATCCCCGCCAAATGGATCTCTTCGACACCGTGACTTCCAGCTGTTCTTCAAGCGACTACGCAGGCGCTTGTCTAGAGACGCGACTAGAGCGATTCGGTTTTATATGTGCGGTGAGTACGGTCCGGCCACACTCCGCCCACATTTCCACGCTCTGTTGTTCGGATACCGGCCTGATGATCTGGTCTATTACCGAAAATCCCGTCAAGGAAAGCTCTATACGTCCGCGTTTCTTGAGGAGGTTTGGGGAAATGGTTTCGTCACCGTCGGTGATGTGACTTTTGAGAGCGCCTCTTACGTCTCGCGTTATATAACCGACAAGATCACAGGACCAGAGCGGGAGTTGGCTTATGGGTCTTATTGTGATTTGGAGACCGGTGAAATCGTGGTGCGAGCTCCTGAGTACAACCAGATGTCGCGACGGCCTGGTATTGGCCATTCGTGGCTTAGGCTGTATTGGTCTGAGGTGTTTCCATCAGGCACTGTTGTTTCACGGGGCCGAGAAGTGGCGCCTCCTAAGTATTACAAGAAGGTTGCTCGTCACCTCTCAGCTTTTGAAGACGCGTCCTACAGCTGGCATAAGCACGCTCAGGCACGCGCTTCGGACAACACGGATGATCGCCTAGCCGTCCGTGAAAAAGTGTTGAAAGCTAGGC